TCTATATCTAGTCGTGCTTGAAATCACAAGCTTATCCGGTCAACTTACTTACCCCTCTCCTTGCGAGAGAGTTAATAAGGCGTCACAGTAAACTGCATCCACCTAAAAAGGGTAGCACAAGCTCTGACTATACTAATAAATATTAGGACCGTCTGCACCATGTATTATACGCATTTCATCGTAAGTACGCCAAATTTCTTTGGTTGCATCACGAATGAAAGCGTTTAACTCTTTACCTGCTTCTTTATCCCAACGTAGGTCTAAACCTACGATTGGAGACATTTCGAGTAAGGTATGGGTTCCAGCATGGGATGCAGGAACTTGATGAAGTTCATTCTCGAACTCTTTTGAACGTACTGTCTGTCTAATTAAAGACTCCAGATAGATCCAAAAACCAGGTGAGACTAATAGAGCAAGGGATTCGTAAACCCCTTGGTACAGTCCTCTAGTTGCTGACGTTCTCCAAGCATTAACATAAAAGTTATGCTCCGAGGTTTCAGCGTTGAGGATCGCTCTTCTCGCTCGCTCAATCACAGCGGTACGTATACCGTTGTGAAGAGCATATTGGAACAAGAAAGGGTCAATACTTCGTCCGTAGGTAATCCAACTCAAGGCTTTAGCCTCCAGTTGTTGTGCGGATCCATTAAGAAGTCCTTTCACTCCAAAACATGTCCATAAAGCTGTATACAGAGCCTCACTATTATTAATAGGAAGGGTCTGTAACAGATCACGAACAGTTTCAGAAGATACAACCAATGATTTGGAAGTTAACTCGTGAAAGAATGCTCCAATTAACGCAGGTTTTCTCGTAATTGACAGGATTGCTCCTGGACCAATTGGCGATATATCGTGCGTAGGCGTAACTAATCGTTTCGCAAATTCACATAAATCGTTAGATATTATGGATTTTGAAGGATTAATTTTAACTCCTAATAATTCCATTAATTCGAGATACTTTTCGGCAACAATATCGTTTTTAATAACGATGTCATCACCAAGCACTGCATAATTAGTGAAGTTTTCGACTTTCCCTTTATGAGCTGCTAGTTTAACAATCAAATGATGAGTTAAAGCTAACATAGCCCAAGAAGAGTAAGCTCCCATAGGTTGCCCTACAGAATAGTACACGTCTTTCCCCTGGAATGACCAAGGTATATTTAGGAGATCCCTCCAGAGGTTTCCATCAACACCTAAATTATTTAGGATGGTGATTTGTAAATCAACTGGAAGTCGATCAGTTGCTGCTGTAAGATCAAAGCAAGAGAATTTGTCCGGACTGTCAACCAATAGAAGTTTTTCTAAAGGAGCCGTCTGATTGAACGTCCCATCTTGTGGGATAGTTTCCAGGAATCTAAAAATAGAGTCATGGAGAGGTTTCAAACAAAGTTGAATCCACCAATTAGTTATAGCAACAATCCGGGCTTTCCCTGCTTGATCATAAACAACAGATAACCGACCGATAGGATTTCTCGGTTGGATCCCGATTACATACGAAACAAGATATATTGGTCCTACTAAGAACCATATGCTTGCAAGTGAGGCGAGATAAAGGTAAGCTCTTTGAGCAACCAGAACTCGCACGACACTAAACGCAACCCAAGGGTAAAGAAGTAGTGCAATAGCATCTACTCCAGAACCCCAAGTAGCTCGTTTGGAAATCGGACCAGCAGATTCAGAAATGAATCCACTAATTTTACCAAAACCAATATTCGAATGTCCCGCAAATCTTTTAACTACTCCTTTGCAAGCAAAGGTACGGACTAAACCATTAAAAGGTTCTATAATAGAATCCAATGAAGGTTTAACCTTAGTAGGAAAAGTTCGGAATATCGATAAACAGGTTAGAACTAATCTAGTGACTAACGCCTTGTCGGCCGACGTTCCCAAAAGGATACGTAAGCCATAAGGTATAATCACAGGTAGCCCATGGCGGTTCACCCGAACCCTTACACCATTTGTGTAAGTGGTTTCAGGAGAACCAGCTAAGAAACGAACAACAAGACGCAAACATTCCTTTAAATAAAGGAAAGTAAAATTAAAGCCATTGGCTTTAATAAGCTCTTGAATGTTGTCTCGAAGCTTGCAAACATCTTGACTATAGTTTTGAGCTCTCATTAACCAGATGGTATATTTCATGAATCGACCAACTTCTTTCGAAGTGATCCATTCTGAAGTACCTTTACTAGTTGCAAAAAATATGTTATTTTTCATAGCGTATTTTATTGTGACAGTAAGCCATACTGGCCTTGATATCTTAACTGATACAGGGAGCTAGCCTATACCTCGTAAAAGAGTTGCAACACTCTGATTATCCGGTTTCAGTTGACTTGCGGTATTACCGCAATAGCTGATCCGTCCTTTTTTAAAGGACCTGCTTGATCGTATGATTTAACATACCGAAGGCGTGGGTTGGGGTTCACAGCGAAGTCTAACGCCACAATTGTCAGTTGTGGGGTCTGAAACTA